AAGTTGTGTATTATTTATATATATTTATTAATAAAATCAATAAAATAGAATATTAAATAATGGGGGAATGACGCAATAAGTCATGATATGGACAGAAAAAGCCCACTATGGACAGAGATTTGTATCGTGTGGCCCCAAATCCTCTATAGGTAACTTGGGAAAAAAATGCCCTTTTCAGGGATTTTTTGTGTTGAGTTTTTTGCAACAAATCGAAATACCTCTGGCCACTGGTCCAGTATTTCTGTAGTTGAGTTTTTCGTTTGAAACGCGATTTTTTTGAATTTTTGAGTGTTGCGTTTTTTGCAACAATGTTGATAAAAAATGAAACGGTAAAGAATTTAAACCGATAAAAAATAAAACGGTAGAGAATTCCAGTCTCTCTACCGTTTCTAAACCCCGCAAAATATTCATTCGACTGACTGGAAGTCTGAACCGAATGAATACTATTCATCAACCCGTGGCGAATGAAAGGTTTGGCCCTTGCGGGCTAGACTTTTGACTCCACGGGGATGCAAGCTGGGGAACCTTTGGAACCTGCGAACCTTTAAATTTTTGAATCTTTGAATCCTTAAATCCCCACCCTCTTTGATTATTCCGTCAGGATCTTTGGATTGCAAGTCCAGAAGCGCGTCGGGGTGTGGGAATACGATTTTTAGACCGTTGGAATACAAAAATCCGCCGTCCATGGCGGTATGATTTTGACTCATTTCAAACTCGTCAGGATTTTTTCTTCCCGACTATTCTTCTTCAATACTTGTCCGTCAGAACACGTGGCTTTTTGATCAACGCGCAATGAGACAACCGCATCGGGATTGTTTTTCCTCAACGCTTGGAGTTTGGATTGAACGTCTGAAGAAGACGGATGCATGCACATTGCCAAGACTAAAGTTATTTTGGTTAACATGTTGGTACTACCTTTCATTCAGTTCTGAGGGGTTCAAGACTCGTCAGTACGGATTGGATCCGTAGACGCCGCGTCCTTGCGACGTTTCGTCTTTAGGCTTTAGGTTTTATCGGCCGTTCTAAACACATTTTTTCTAACTCAAGACGCGCGTCTTCTATTTGGTTTGCCTCATGGTCTGTCATCACGCCGCAAGCGTCGCATCTTTCAATCGCCCACCTATCCCTTGGTATTTCTGGCGCGAACGCACTTTGAATTAATACTAACCATCCGCGGCCTTTACAGCTTTCGCAAGGATCTCGAAATTCACAATCGCAGTTTGGGCACTTCATACTGCACTCCTTTCAGTGATGTAATATTCGCCGCGATCACTTTCGTAATTTTCGTCTAACACCTCACAAAGGAAAGATTCGGCATCGTCGAAGTCTATGAATTCTTTTGCGTCGAAACATATGTTTCCTGCCCAATCCGAAATGTTGAATTTCTTCATACGACACGACCAAATGATTTTGTTATTTGGAACCCTTTTTCGTCGTCGATTGGTTCGCCCGCTGCGCGAAGTGCATCGACACATAATTGGGTTATATCCGTGTAATTTTTTAGTACGTCTTCAGAAATAAATGCAGGATCCTTTTCATTCGCATAATCGCCTTGGAATACAATTCGATCTCCGGCCCACCTACCTGCGACTAATTCTACCGTCTTCAACGCTTCAGCTTGCGCTTTAGTTGGATTCGGTTTGAATGTACTTTTACTGTATCTAACCTCAACATTGAGATCGCCTCCACCACGACCGTTTGAATTTGCAAGCAAGACTGCAAGTGCGCTCATCGTCCAGAAATCTGAACTCATTTCGAGAAGCTTCACTCCGCTTGCGATCGCTGTTAATGTTTCCTTTTTATCTAAATTGTAAATTTGAAAATATTGACCCATAGAAATACTCCTTATTTGTGCCAGTAAATAGCGATTGTTTTTCCGCAGATTCGATCAAACTCTTCGGAGATCATTCTAAATCCTGACTCCATAAGAATCTTTTCGACCCCATAATGCCCGTCTTCAAAGTGTGTTTTATATCCAGACGTCCACACGAAAATGTGGTTTGAATCTTTTCGGCCCCACTGAAGATGGTTATCGGTTAAGAATTGGTAAGCGGTTTGATTGCTCATCTTGCACCCGCCTTTTTAGGGAAATTTGCGGATTCAATCCAAACTTGTTGGTTGTAATCGAAGTAAAGATTCCGAGCTATTTTTTTAAATCCCTCTGCTTCAAGTTCTTCACGAAGTTTGATTCGTTCAGAGTGCGGCAACGCATCTATCATTCCAGTGAGGGAAATCAGGTCGTTTTTGGCGACTAGTTCTTTATATACTTGGATTTCAGTCTTCATTTTGTACTACCTTTCATTCAATTTCCGGTGGGTTCAGCACCGAGTTACTAACAATCTAACTTATCCGACTTAAATAGTCAATGTGTAATTATCAATATGTTGATTTATTCTCATCGCTGATTTATCGTCGTTAGAGCGCAAAAACGGTTGTGGGTTGGGTATCAAGGTTCTGACGATCGACGTTTATAGAGGCGATGTGTGCGTCGTATTTAAGAGCTAAACTGTGTTGAGTTTTTCTCAAGGTGATTGGAACTGACTGAGTTTCGCGTGTGTGCGCGGGTATTTACAAGCTTTTTGCTACCCCCCTGCTACCCCGAGTTTTTGGAGTTTAGTTAGGCAATGGTAACTTTTAGGTTTTTAGAGTCTTGTGCAGCTGATTGGTTATCTCATGTACGGTAGGTCTCATGGTTAGTTTGAAAGGGCACTTTTTTGGGTTTATCGAGTCTAACTATAGGTATTCAAAGGTCAAAAAGACCGGCGGCGGGGGCGGCGTACCCCCGTTTTTTATACCCCCAGTCCATTTCTACGGGTATTCGGTGCACACAGGTTTCAAATCCGTGTCGATGTTGCAAAAAACTCAACACACGTGGAAATTTTAAAAAATGTACATGTGGGGTTTTTTGAATGGGGAGAAAGAAACACGACATTCCCATTAAGCCGCTGACCGATAGACAAAAGGCTTTTGTAGAAAATTACGTAAAGACCGGAAACGCTAAGCAATCGGCGATCACCGCCGGATTTCCCGCGGCATCGGCCTATCAGAGGGGGCACGAGATGGCCACGAAGGTCGCGGCAACCACCGAGGCGTTAAAGGACGTTAGAAAAGAAGTGGCCGAAAAATTAAAATACACGGCGATTGAGGCGATGCAGGAATGCCAAGATGCGATCATTTTTGCTAGAGAGACCGGAAACGCGAACGCTTACGTCAAAGCCGTGGAGCTCAGATCAAAACTTCAAGGTCTTCTTATCGAGAAACACGACGTGAGGCAGGTTGGGTTTTCGATTCGGATTGATGGGGTGGATGATCCCTCATCAATTATTCCTGTGGTCTCAACAAAAGTGGAAGATGAAGATGACGAAACTTTAAAATCTCAAAATAGTGGGGATCAAGATGACGACATCTTTAGTTGATCGACCGCAGAAGACAATAACGTATCGTCCCCCCGGCCCTGTGGCGAAATCTTTTTTGGAATCAAAAGCCTTTGTCCGCGGAATTATGGGACCCATTGGTTCCGGAAAAAGTGTTTCGTGTGTGATCGACATCCTTAGGCGTTCCCAACTCCAAAAGAAAAACCCACAAGATGGGATTCGTTATTCTCGGTGGGCAGTTATTCGTAACTCTTACCCAGAATTAAAAACTACGACGATTAAGACTTGGTCGGATTGGTGTCCACTTGATTATGGAAAGATCACATACGACTCTCCGATCACTCACAGGATTAAAACTCCGGAGTTGGACATTGAGGTTTTCTTCATTGCGCTTGATCGACCGGATGACGTGACAAAACTTTTGTCGATGGAATTAACCGGTGCATGGGTAAATGAGGCTCGCGGCATCCCGAAGGCGATTATTGATGCGTTAACCGGACGAGTGGGACGTTATCCTGCGAAAAAAGACGGGGGGTGTACGTGGTCAGGGATCATGATGGACACCAATGCGCCAGACGATCAACATTGGTGGTACAAACTCGCGGAAGAGGAATACCCAGATGGGTGGGCTTTTTTCAAACAACCCTCAGGTGAGTCACCGGAAGCGGAGAATTTAGAAAATCTCCCCGAAGGATATTACAAGAGGATTACGGCCGGTAAAGATCCTGACTGGGTAAAAGTTTACGTTCATGGTCAGTATGGGTATGTGACCGAGGGAAAAGCTGTTTTTCCGATGTATAAAGATCGGATCCATGCGTCCCCTACGGTTTTAGAACCCATCCCCGATCTTGCACTTTCGATTGGTTTGGATTTTGGTTTGACCCCTTCTGCTGTTATTGGGCAAAAACTTGTAGATGGGCGTTGGTTTATTATTGATGAATACGTGACTGACAATTGTGGGGTTCAACGTTTCGCCGAATTAATTTCCTCTCACATTAAAAATAAATATCCAGACCACATGGTTGGGGTTGTGTACGGGGATCCTGCGGGAAATCAACGGGCGTTTTCTGATGAGAGAACCGCGTTTGAGATTATGAGGGAGTACACCGGGTGGAAATGTAGACCCGCTCCCACAAATGAGATTGTTGCCCGTTTAGAGGTGGTCATTGGGTGTTTAAACCGAATGGTGGATGGGAATCCTGGAATTTTAATTTCACCCACGTGTAAGGTTTTGCGAAAAGGATTTTCAGGCGGATACCATTATCGGCCTATTAAAACGGGGAACGCACAACAGTTTCATGACTCGCCTTTTAAAAATCAGTTCTCTCATCCCCATGACGCGCTTCAAGCTCTCTTACTTGGCGGTGGGGAGTACAACGTCATCATGAACAAGATCCAAAAAAATAACTCATCGCGTCGAAGTCAAATGGCCAGAGATATTGATTATCCGATTTTTGACGACAACAGATAGTTTGACGGTTTTTCCTTTTGCGTTTAGTGTTGAGATAAGGTCATCATAATTGTGTTTTAATCATTAACCAAATTTGCGGGAGAGACATGTCGAATTCCGGAGTTCCAGGGGTTGAGCAGATTGCACAGTTTACGGCGGGATCGTCTCCTAACTCACCAACCCCACCCCCTGCCGCGCCATCGATTGGTGACCAGACTCAAAAAAAAGAAGAAGAAGAGCGACAAAATGCGGGTACGGGCCAATCGGCGAACCTTTTGCAGGGAGACTCTGAGGGCTTCAGCACTACCAGTTCAAAAAACGTTCTTTTGGGGAGTTGATTCTTAAATGTTGGATAACGACATGAATCTTAAACCCGAAGTCATTCCCGCTTATGACTACAAGAAAGAAGAACTCGCCCAACGCATTCTTCGTGAGTTTAGTACTGAACAAGGTAAGCGAGGCGTCTGGGAGTCACATTGGCAAGAGATCGCTGAGCGGATCTGGCCCTCTATGTCTTGGCACTTTAATCCGTACTGGTACCAAACCGCGGGACAAAAGAAAAACGAATGGATTTTTGATTCGACCGCGACTCTAAGTCTCAATCGATTTGCTGCGATTGTGGACTCACTTCTCACTCCAAGAAATCAGACGTGGCACTCCCTCACTTCAATTGATCCGATGTTAAATAAACGCCGCGACGTGAAGGAGTGGTTTGAGACCACAAATCGGATTCTGTTTCATTACCGTTATCAGGGGATGTCCAACTTCGCCTCCCAGAATCACATGAACTATAAGGCGCTCGGAGCCTTTGGTAATGGGTGTCTGTTCACCGATTCTTTATCGGCTCGTGCGGGATTCAGAGGAAAAGGTCTCAGGTATAAAAAAATCAGTCTTGGTGAAATGTACTACGTTGAAAATCACCAAGGGATTATCGACAAGTGTTTTCGGTACATCGAGATGACAGTCAGACAAGCGATTCAAAAGTGGGGAAATGCTCTTCCACTTGATATCAGGGGTCTTGCGGAAAAAGATCCAGAGACTGTTCAACATTTTATTCATTTGGTTGAGCCTAGAGACGATTACGATCCTGAGCGAAAAGATCACAAGGGGATGGCTTTTGCCTCTTATTATATTTCAAAAGAACACACAGCCTTACTTGAAGAAGGCGGCTTTCACGTTTTCCCTTATGCAATTTCTAGAGACTCACAGTATCCGGGCGAGACGTATGGCAGATCTATCGCGATGGATTTGCTTCCCGCAATCAAGACTTTAAATGAAGAAAAGAAAGCGGTCTTAAAACAAGGTCACAGAGTTACGGATCCAGTATTGTTGGCGCATGATGATGGGGTTCTCGACGGGTTCTCCTTATTGCCCGGCCGCGTGAACATGGGGGGCGTGACAGCAGATGGGAAACCGTTAGTTCACGCGCTCCCCACGGGCAATTTACAAATCGGAAAAGAAATGATGGACGATGAGAGAGATCTCATCAAAGACGGATTTTTAGTAAGTCTGTTTCAGATTTTAACTGAAAATCCTCAGATGACGG